CTTCTTATGAAGGGTGCTGCAGGGGATAAGATCTCGGACGTGGGTCCTCTTGGATCTAGGGTCGGGCGGAGGGGACGATTACCAAGTGTAATTCCAGCTTGGCATCGGAAACAAATCCGGCTCGGGAACGTGTTAGTGATTCGCCTTTGGCTGACCTTATTCGGGTTATACCGAGTATTGGACTACCGAGGGACGTTATCTACTTCCACAATTACTGATCCCGGGACTGTTTTCGAGCGGGGGCCATTTCTCGCGTTTGTGCCTCACTTCTTCGGAATCCTTCCGGATTTCAAAAAGGTGGAGTTTAAACCGAAATATAGCCCTCGAATCATCCTCAAATCAGGGCCTGGTACCAATAGTGAGCAAGGATTCGGTACGACCACTTCGGTCCTCGTCGCGACTGCGCGATCTCTGTTCGAGTCTCCCCTTTGGGGGAGCTTCGTTGAGGTCACGCGGACGCTTCGAATTCCGGAATGGGCTACTACCCTTGAAATGCTCGCTACGGCTGCCATTGCTACCGGTTTGCCTGCGGTCTCTGGCCTTGGTAAGCTAGGGACTAAAGACGAACCCGGTAAAGTGCGAGTCTTCGCGATGGTCGACTGGTGGACTCAGAATGTTCTCGAGCAGCTCCATGATTATCTGTTCTCAATCTTGAGGAGAATTCCTCAGGATGGGACGTTTAACCAAGGGGCCGCAGTCAAGAAGTTACAGCGGATGGTGAAGGAGGGGCATCTAACGATGTTCTCTCTGGACCTGTCCGCTGCGACGGATCGATTGCCGATCAGCCTTCAGATTCCTATTATCAGTCGATTGTTCCCGGGGTTAGGAGAACCCTGGGGACATCTCCTAGTTGGGAGAGCATACCTTCTGCGGAAATACGGGGAGGGAGGGGTCCTCTTGCATAAAGAGGATCTCTTCTACTCCGTAGGACAGCCGATGGGAGCTCTCTCTTCATGGGCGATGTTAGCGATGACTCACCACTTCCTGGTGCAGTTCTCCGCGAATCGAGTTGGGTACAGAGGATGGTTTCCGCTCTATGCCATCCTGGGTGACGATATCGTCATTGCAGACAAGAAAGTTGCGATGTCCTATCTATCTACCATGCGGACTCTCGGTGTAGGCATTAACATGTCCAAATCCTTAATTTCCGGAAACGGAAGTTTCGAATTTGCGAAGCGATTCGTATACCGAGGTCAAGATGCCACGGCAATCTCCTTTGCGGAGGCTGCTGTAGCGTCTTCGAGCCTTGCGGCCCTC